CTGAAGTCTCAGAAGACGAAGTAGTTTCTGAAGAAGAGACTGCAGAAGTCGAAGAAACTCAAGAAGTTGTTGCCGAAGAGGAAGCAACTGAAGAGGAAGAAGTAGTTGAAGAAGAGCAAATTGACATCGAAGCAGATGTACAAGCACTCTTTGAAGGCGAAGAACTTTCAGAAGAGTTTCAAAATAAGGCAAGAACAATCTTTGAAGCAGCAATTAATTCTAAACTTGCTGAAGTCAAAGAAAGTGTTAAGGCCGAATACGAAGAGCAACTCGTAGAAGAAGTTGCATCTATAAAGTCAGAACTTGAGGAAAGAGTTGACTCATACCTAGAGTATGTGGCAGACGAATGGTTAACAGACAATCAAATTGCTGTTGAATCTGGTCTCAAGACTGAGATGACTGATTCATTCTTAACTGGAATGAAGAGTCTTTTTGAAGAACATTATGTATCTGTACCTGAAGACAAATATGATGTCATCGAGAGCATGGTAGATAAACTTGATGAAATGGAAGGTAAACTCAACGAGCAAATCGAAAAGAATGTTGCTCTAAACAGGAGATTAGCCGAGTCCTCTGCAGATGTAGTCTTTGGTGAAGTAACCGAAGGATTAGCATCAACTCAGAAGGAAAAACTTGCAACCCTCGTAGAGAATGTTGAGTTTGAAAGTGAAGCAGACTATCGTGAGAAACTAGTTACTTTGAAGGAATCATATTTCCCAAGTAACGCTGGAGCTCAAAGAGACAAGTCGGAGAATTTATCTGAGGAAACAAGCACTCCAACATATCAGGATATATCCAGTACAATGGAAGCATATCTTCAGACAATGAGCCGTGTGTCTAAAAAGTGATTTTTTTATCATAAATTCAAACTAACGAGGTAAATTTTAAATGCAAGCCCCTATCAATCAGGCAGCTCTTGCAGAAAAGTGGGCACCACTTCTAGACTATGAAGGTCTTGATCCAATCAAAGACAATCATCGTAGAATGGTAACTGCAGTTCTACTAGAGAACCAAGAACAATCAATACGCGAAGAGCGTGAATTTTTATCCGAGCAACCTACAGTAACAACCGGTTCATCTGGTGCAACTGCTGGTTTCTCTGCTGGCGCAACCCCTGCAGGCCCTGTAGCAGGTTTCGACCCAGTATTAATAAGTCTAATCAGACGTTCAATGCCAAACTTGGTCGCATATGACCTAGCTGGTGTACAACCAATGAGCGGCCCAACAGGACTTATTTTCGCAATGAGATCCAGATTCACTAATCAGAGTGGAACTGAGGCATTATTCAACGAGCCAGACACAGCATTCTCTGCACAGCATCCAGATGGAGGAAACGACATCTCTGCTGGTTACACACAGAATGAAGGTGCTACAACTAACGCAACAGTTGGTTTTGGTACAACAGGTGGTACTCAGGCAGCGAATCCTTCAGCACTTAACCCAACATCTGGTACACCAGATACAAATGCTGCAACATACCCAGTTGGTCGTGGTATGAATACAGAGGATTCTGAAGCACTAGGTGAATCAGGAAATGCATTCAACGAGATGGCATTCTCAATCGAGAAAGTTACCGTTACTGCTAAAACCAGAGCACTAAAGGCAGAGTACAGTTTAGAACTTGCTCAAGACCTTAAGGCAATCCACGGATTGAACGCTGAAGCAGAATTAGCAAATATCCTTTCAACAGAGATACTTGCTGAAATTAACAGAGAAGTCGTTCGTACAATCTATGTAAACGCTGTTAAAGGTGCTATCGCTAACACTGCTACAGACGGTATATTTGACTTAGACGTTGACTCAAATGGTAGATGGTCAGTTGAAAAATTCAAGGGACTATTATTCCAGATTGAAAGAGACGCTAACGCAATCGGTCAAGAGACAAGACGCGGGAAGGGCAACATTTTGATCTGCTCTGCAGACGTTGCATCTGCTCTCGGAATGGCTGGAGTACTTGACTATGCACCTGGTCTACAGGGTAATGCACAGTTAACAGGTGTAGATGATACTTCATCAACTCTTGTTGGTACACTTAACGGACGTATCAAGGTTTATGTTGACCCATATTCTTCAAACGTAGCTGACAAGCACTTCTACGTTGCAGGATACAAAGGTACATCACCTTATGACGCAGGATTATTCTACTGTCCTTACGTTCCATTACAGCAAGTTAGAGCAATCAACCCTAACACCTTCCAACCAAAAATCGGGTTTAAGACACGTTATGGTATGGTTTCAAACCCATTCTCAGGTGGTCTTACACAAGGTTCTGG